CTGCCGTGTCCGTCTCCTGACGTCCTAAACATAGGTGTGCTTATCTTATGTTCACCTTCGCCGCCACAGGCTTCACAGTCTATAGGGTCTAAGCGTTCTGACATCTTACGCATCTCTGAGAATACTAATCCACAGTCTTTGCACTTATATTCATATATCATACTATTTTCTCCAATCACTCTTCCATAAATCTCTAGGCTGAGTTTTTGTTAAATGTTTAACTTTTAGTGAGTAGTATAGCTTGGAAGTCCCGTCCATACGAACGAGACCCCAAGTTTTTTTAGCCTTAGTCTTTGAGCTCATTGACTATATCTTTGTCAAGTAGCCTCCAAATGATAAGCGCTGTGATTATACCAGCTAATCCAGCATTACCCAAAGTCCAAACTATATCGAGTACAGCACCGATTACATTGCCCGTAAGGAAAGCTACCTTTGTACCAAAGATAATCTGCAATATAATTGATAAGCTAACCAGTTTGATGCCAATGTCAATTGCACCGTCAGCACCATTCTTGATTTTCTCTAACATATTTCTTACTCCTATATTAAATGTAACACATCGGCTATACTAGCCACCCTTTGCAACTTCACAAATCACCTGTTAATTTTAACACAAGTAACTGTAAAGCTAACACCAACAATATACCTTCTATCATTCCGTGTCCCTTTCTTCTTCAACTAAATCAACTAACTCACATACACTACCAGTACAGGCTAGTGTCTTAGTACCTACTGTTGAGTCGGTCAATTCATACTCACTAATCAAATCCCAATCTACAGCTTTTGGCATCTTCTTAGCCAATTCTGTATAAGTTTTCTTATCGCAGTCTTCGTAAGGAGCTTGTTGATATGTATGGTCTGAGTGCGGTAGGAAACTAACACCTGATACTTCATCAAAGTGTTTGTACACCCAAGCACCTACTTCCATCCATTCGTGCTCTCTAACGCTTACAGTAACACTAGGCTTATGCTCACAGTAATGTCTCTGATACTTAAGCCACAGCTCTAACTGCTCGATAGCGGTTCTCTCGTTCCTAGTAATAGCACCATCAGGAGCTTTCATAGGGAAAGAGAATACCTTAACACTATTAGGTTTCATAACATCAGGCTCACAAGGAATGCCTTGGTCTTCCATAAGTTGTGCTATAGGGTCTTTAGCGTCTGCTCTAACCCTACGGATATAATAATCACTATGTCTAGTATGTATACCACTAGCACTATCAACTAACTGGCTTACCGTACCACTAGGCTTAATAGCAGTAGTAGCAGTAGCTTGTTGAATTCCCAGTAGCTCTGACCAATGCTCATTAGTCTTAACTGTTTCTTTTCTAAGGTCTACTAAAAAGTCAGCTAAACTTCTCTTGCCGTAGTATCCTCTACTGTCATCACTACTACCATTCATAAAAGCATTGTCCATAATACCAGTAAGAGATACACCTAGTAGTGCTTCCTCTTCTGTATTGTGTACCCACTTAGGACGTAAGCGTTTAATGTTAGTTAGTGACGCTTGGAACGTACCTAATATAGTAGCTAGTCTAACTTTACGGAGTATATCCTTCTGCGTGTCCTCTGCTCTTACCACAACCTCAGTCAAGTTACAGAACTGACCATCTCTTAGAATGATTTCACTACAAGGATTACAACCGAAGTCGTGGTCTGTATCGCGTCTACCGATAGACTCTACTTGTTTGATAGCGGCTTCCCTGTTAAAGATACCACGCTCACCTGACTTAGACTCATATAAAGACGTCCACTCTTTCATAAAGATACCCATATCAGGCTTCTCTGTATAACATACACTATTATTACTTAGAGCCATCTCAGGAGTATCTGACCACCATTGACCACTCTTAGCATTACGCATACGCTCATCAGTAAGATTAGATAGAGAGATAAGAGCTGACCTACGAACACCGCCTACAACCACAACCTCAGCAATCTTACACATCATCCGGTGACATTCGTACGATGTAAGTTTACGACCCCCTGCTTCTTTAAAGATGTTAGTAGCAAAGTTAAACAAATCAAGAAGAGGCTCAGGACCACTAGCTCTACCACCGAATGTCTGTAGTCTAGCACCTTTTGGTCTCACCTTAGAGAAGTCCCATTTAGGCATCTCACCGTCATATAAATAAGTAATCAGTTTACGGAATGCAGACTGCCATCCCTCCTTGCTATCTTGTACGACAATAACATCTTCTACGTCTACCATATTCTCAGGAACTTCAGGTAGTTTATTAACGTGCTGTCTCTCTACGCTGAAACCTACACCAGTACCGTGCATAAGTATAAACAATGTTTCATCAAATGCTTTAGGATGGTCTACACTAAGATAAGCGCAATTATACCCTGCAATATTATTCTTAGCTAGAGCAGGTCCTGCGGTCATAAGAGCTCTCATACTAGGCATAACTTCTAAGTTACATACTGCTTCCTCAAGTATCTTCCTAGTCTTAGGCACTAACTCTTGATTAGTATTTTCTTTTAGGTGCTGTTCCATAAAGTCGAAGTACCGAGCTACAGTCTCCTCCCAAGTCTCTCTACGGTTCTTCTCAGGTAGCCACCTTGCGTACCTGCTAAGAGCGATAAAGTTTTGGTAATCATTAGGTAATTTATTCAATTTATTCGTCTCCTTCAATTGGGTCGATTTCAATGTTTATCATCTTACTTCCATTGTCATCTTCATAAGTATTATATTTTAATCTTCCATTCCTGTGCATAAGTATCGCATCAGTTATCCCTCTATCATAACACTTCTGTCCGTGTCTCCATATTAAGATTGCTCCTAATGTAAGAAAGGCTAGTGTCATCATAAGGAAGTTTTCAGTAGGTATCATCAACATCGTCAAACTCCTCCCGTTTGTCTATTAATTTATCCTCGAACTCGTGTAAGATATCTTCTGTTGTTATATCTAATACCTCACACAGAGTACAAGGGTCTATTGCTTCTTGAACTATACGTTCTTTAAGTTCATTTAAAGTTAGAGCCATACTGCCCTCCCTCGTGTTCTATAAGTTTATCTAAGAACCAACGAGCTTTCTTTAAATCTTCAACGCCGTTTTTAAATCGCCATCGACAGATGTATTTAGTTATCGAAGCAGTTAGGTAGTCCATATCTTGGTCTAGTATAAAGTCTATGACCTCAATGTTACCTTGCTTATAATGGTTAGGATTTATTTTATCTTCGTCCATTTCTTTAGTTCCTTTATCTCTTTAGTTGAAAATATTTTGATGCCGTATTTTTCACACCATTTCCTGTAAGTAATTTTATTACCCTTAGCTACTTTGGAATCGGGGCGGGGCATCAAGAATATTAACTCCTTGCCTTCAAACTTAAGTTGGTCAGCAATTGATTTATATTTCTGTCTATCCCCACTCCGAAAGAACCCTTTAACTTCTATGTGAAACTTGCCTTTAACGAAATCAGGCGTATAGTTTTTACGGATAGTATAGGCTATCCTACAAGGTTCATACTTCCATTCCTTACCAAGAGCTTCGGAACATTCTTTCTCTAGCTTACTGCGAAACTTTATTGCCATCTCTATCCACCTCTATTACGTTAGGTAAATGTACAACCTGCGTCAAGTAACGAGGTCCATTAGAGTATAAGAATGTTCTTAGGTCTTCACCCCAACAATCGTGCTTATATGCACAGTAACTACAACCAACAGGAAGTTTCATATTTCCTGACTTACCGTCGGGTATAGCCTTATAACATCTCTCAGGCGGTGTATCAGATTCAACTACTTTCTTTATATTCTTTATTCTTTCAGGTATAGAGAAAAAGTTTAACTTCGACCAGTACCATTGAGACTCATCAGCCATATCATACTTTAGATATGTAAGATGTCCGTTGGTCTTATCCATAACTAACCAACCAATATCTGTCGTACCCTCAGCGTGAGCATAGCCTTTGATTTGGTCTATATATCCAAAGGGGTCATCATTAACTAACGAACCATCTTTGAACTTCTTAAAGCCATAAGATGACGCTGATTTAACATCAGTCAATACACCATCAATCTTACAGTCCATAGAGCCTTTAATACCATCTACTTCTACTTGCTTCTGTTCGTGTGTCACATCGTGACCTGCAAGTTTAGTAAGAGCTAGTACCATCTCTTCAATCAAGTGACCATATAGAAACTTGATTCTTGTATGGGGCAATAGTTTCTCACCCTCATAGCCATTATAAGAATACCACAACTGTCTATCTTTCTTACCTATGTTAGACATACGGAGCTTACGCTTATCAAACTCGTGTTCTGTGATATTGTTTCTTAGTATCTCTTTGACATTCTCACCGAAGTCATTGATTACTTGTTCGACAGGTACACCTTCAGGGATTTCCTTGGTGTCTATCATACGATATATATCGTCTATTAATGTGTCTGTTGCCACGTTTCACCTACCTTGTATTCACCGTCCAAAGGACAGTTTAGTTTAAAAGATTTACCTGCTTGTACGATAGACCCTACCGCTAGACCACCGAAGAAATCTGCTTGGTCTTCTCTGACCTCACATTGAAATTCATCGTGTACATTCAAAACAAACTTATAATCTATCTTGTATTGCTTTGCATACTGGTCTAGTAATACCAACGCTTTCTTCATAATCACCGCACCTGCACTCTGTAGTAGAGTGTTTAGTGCTGAGTGTTGTGAGCGTATGTGTAGCTTACGTCCATCTAATCCAGTAACCCAACCCTTACCACTTGATTCGGAAACTTTCTCTCGCAGTTGTTTTAGTGCGGGAGTATTGTCAAGAAAGTTCTTCTTAAGCATACGCCCACGTTTAGCACCACCTCCTGCTACCTCGCCAATCTTACTATCACCTGCTCCGTAAAGGAACGCATAGATAAAAGTCTTAGCTTGGTCTCTAGTCTGTAGTCCTGCTGACTTCTGATTAGCAGAATGAATGTCACCGTTAAGTATCTCATTAGTGTATTTATCATCATTCATATAGTGTGCTAACATTCTTAACTCTAGCCCACTAGCGTCACAGCCTACTAACTTGTAGTCTTTAGGAACAGTCCATAAGTCTCTACAGTCAGCACCATAACCACCCTCAAAACCCCATAAAACCTTTCCGTCTTTTCCGTGCTTAGTCGCAGGGACTTGAGCGCAGTTAGGGTTAGAGTGTGTCATCCTACCAGTCACCGCACCGCAAGGGTTTACCTTACCGTGTACTCGACCAGTACGCTCATCTATTGCATCAACCCAACTCTTTACCATAGCTATACGCTTGGTTAGTGTTAAGTAATCTACAATCAATTGTGCTTCAGGTATATTAACAGATTTAAGTATCTTCTCGTCTACGATAGGATTGCCCTTCTCAGTAAATGCTTTAGGCTTCCAACCGAAGTGCTGTAGATACTTAGCTATCTGTTGACGAGAGCCTAAGTTAAACTCAGGATAATCAAAGTATCCCCAAGCACATTGCTTTACCTCGCACTTAGCTATAGCAGGGTCTCCCTCAGCATCTAACTCATCATAAAAGTGAGCGCCCTTGTCTAGCTGTGCTTGATACCTCTTAGAGATACTGCCGTCTTTATTCTTCATCTTGTCTTTAGGGTGAACTAAGTCTACCCATACAGGCAGAGGTTTAAATCTTTCGTGTACCTCATCCTCTATATCCAACACTTTCTCTTTCATCTCAGCTAGTAGTTCATACGCACGTTCTTCATTAAGTATCATACCATTGTCGGTCTGTTGCTTAATAATCTCAGCCGTCGTATGTTCTAAATCAACTGCCTCAGAAAATGTTAAATTTTTAACAAAATGATTGTAAAGAGCTTTGGTAACTCTTATGTCTTGCTGACAATAAGTCAACATATCGTGGCTATACTCTTCCCAACCACCTTGATAGTCATCCTTATAATCACCTAGTCTCTCGCCCCAAGACCTTAGAGAGTGACCACCGTCAAGGCTAGGGTTAAATAATCTACTAAGAACGAGAGTGTCCCGTAAATTAAAATCCCAATCCATCCCAGTAATCCTACGCAGAATAGGAACATCAAAATTAATAATGTTGTGTCCCACAAGAGTGTCGACATTCTCTGATGCCAACCATTTTCGAAAAAGTCCATTCGCTTCTCCTCCTATAAAGTTGTATACAGTATCCTCGCCATCGTCAAGCATTGCACAGATGCAATGTACTCTAGTAGCTTCGAGACCGTCAGTTTCTATATCAAAAAAAGCCTTCATCAAGTACCTCCGAAAGTCTTCCAGTTTCACTATCATACTGTAACCTACAGGCCTTACCAGTCAAACCCGAAAACCTATTCTTTATAACTCGTAGTGTTGTTTGATTACGAATTATAGGGTCATCATCTTGTTGGTTACGCTCCAATCCGATAACTATATCAGAAAGTTGAGCGATTGCCGCAGAGCCTCTTAACTCAGATAGCGATACTTGTCCGCCCTCTTCGTGCGCTTTACCTTGTGGTCGTCTGAGATGAGAGATAAGGAATAATCCTATGCCCGTCTCTTGGACTATCTTTCTAAGGTTTGTCATAATTGCGTCAATTGCTTTCCTTTCGTCTAGTATACCATCTTGGTCAGAAACTACAATAGATAAATGGTCTAAAACTATCCACTTACAATCGAAAGATTTAGCGTAAGTTCTAATCACATTGAGTAGTGAGTCTTCCGACATACTACCGAAGTGGTCATAGAAGTATACATTCTTATCGCCTACCGATTTCTGCCATAGAGCCTTTTTGTCTTCAGCACTTAACTCTCTCTCATACTGTGGTATGTGAATAGGTGAGTTAGCTTCGATAGACATCAAGCCTTTAACAGTACGCTCGATAGATTCCTCTAGGTGAATGATAGCTAGGTTATCGTCAGTCTTATCAAGTATGTATGATTCTAACTCCTTAACAACGCTAGTCTTACCCATACCCGAACCACTCGTTATAGTTACCAATTCCTTAGACCTAAAGCCGTAGGTTAGTTTATTAAGACCTGCCCAAGGATAGTCAATATTGACGAGGTTCTCGTCTTTTAGAAGATGTTCCCACGTATCCTCACCTTTGACTATTCCCGCAGGTGTGTAAGACTCAGCAGACCACCACGCATTGGTGAACTCTTTAATCTTACCGTTAATCAACATATCACTAGCGTCTTTCATAGGCAACCTGCAGACCTTGAGCTTCCCGACAGATATAATATCCTGTACGTCTTTAACTGCTTGAAAACCTGCTTGGTCTTGGTCGAAACATAAGACCACATTATCAAAGGACTCGATGTATTCTAAGTTCTCTTTGACGTCCCTAGCGGCTGAATTAGCCCCGTTCTTTAGTGAGACAACCTGCCACTTGCCGTCAAACATTTCGCTCACAGAAAGGGCATCTAGTTCGCCCTCACAGATAGTTAAGTATTTACCCCCGGAACGGTTAGCATTCTGTCCGAATAGACCTGCACCTTTATTAGTTCCAATAACTCGAAACTCTTTAGTTGCGACAGTTCTCTCTTTGTAGCCAATTAAGTTATTGCTATCTTTTGAGTCGTAGTATGGATAGTAGTGTCTGTCTATCTTACCACCTTTGTCGTAGCTTACCGTTACACCAAACTTCTTGGTGATGTCAGAGGAAATCCTTCTATCCTTAATCATAGCCCCACTTGTACCTCGTGGTGTTACACTTTGCATAGAATTTTTCTCCATATTAAAATATTCGCTCGTGACATCAGAAAATGTTAAATTTTTAACAATTTTTTCATAATGACCACAAGTAAAACAATAACCGTGTCCGTCAGAGTAGACCGAAAGGTTATCACCTGCTCTGTCCCCACCCGTCTCACGACAGGCAGGGCAGGGCTTATGCTCTACAAAAGTAGAGGGGTTAGGCGAAGAACGCATTAGTTTCTTCGTCAGCAGACTTGTAACCCTCAGTACGCTTCATAACCTTAACCGCAGTCAAGTATGTAGCGAAACCGTGTTGGGGGTGTTCATTCCCCTTTTTCCAAAGTACCTGTACTTCAGACTCAGCACCGAAATCATTTCCGATAGCCTCGCCGTCAGCAGTCTTTACCATATCAAAGGATAAAGGATACCTAGTAGAGAATTTACGGGCTTTATAAGACTCCCCATCCTCTGTCTGAATAGTCCTAACCTTGACACCCTCTGCTTCTAGTGCCTTGGCTTCCTTATCGTCAACAGCGACAGTAAGCGTATACTTACCAGTATCTTCACCATTGAACTTTTCTGTACTGTCTAGATAGACGTACTTTGCTGTACCTGTAGTTATCATAATTATTATTTCCTTGAGACCTAGAAAAATAGACCCAAGTTAGCGGTCTCAAAGGACTAACTTAGGTCTTTAGATTTACCTAAAGTGATAATCATTATAATTACCACTTTAGATGAATCTATAGTAATATTTTAGCATACTTATTAATCAGAGTCAACCCTAATATCTTCTTTATTTATGACCTCATCATCATCTAACCAAGTATAAGGGTTAGAGTGATACCTACAGACAGAGCATAAATCAACAAACTTAGACTTATCTGTAGGCTCTCTAGCTTTAGACTCCCATTCGTTGAGTACGGCATCGCAACATTTACATCTCATTTTTGTACTCCCTGTTATATTCTTCTAGCCAGTCTTGATAGATAATATCAGACCTCTCTTGTTTGAGGTCAATATCTAACCACTCATTATACTCTTTCTGAAATTCCGGGGAATTTAATATTTCTTGAGTTTTCATAGCTGTCTCAACTTCATTGTCGTCGTACTCGCCGCCTTCCCAGTCATACTCGTCCTTATTAGCATAAGTCCTTTCTACTCCATTAATGTCCGCCATTTACCTGCTCCTCTATAATTTCTAATAATAGTTTAATTTTCTCTTTAAGTCTGTCGTTCTCTCTCTTTAACTCTCTGTTAATTCTTAGAGCTTC